TCCAGTTACATTACCTGTTACATTACCTGTTACGTTACCTGTTAAATTACCAGTTACATCTCCTGCAACAGTACCTGTCAGAGCACCTACGAAACTATTAGCTGTGATAATACCAGTACCTGAAGCTGTAATATCACCTGTAATAGCAATGTCGCCGTCGCCATTTATTTCTTGTCCTGTAATGTTTAAATCAGCATCAACGCTGATTACAGTGTCACCTAGTACAAGTACTGGTCCTGTAGCGTTATCGGTAATACCTGTAAGTGAACCTCCGCCACTGCCTGTAACTTGATTACCACCTGGTGTGCTACCGTCACCTACATATATTTTTTGGGTATCCGTAACGTAAATAAGTTCGCCAACTGCTGGAGTAATATCCGTTCTGTTAGCTTCTGTTCCGCGTCTTAGCTTTAAAGCCATTATAATGTCTCCTGGTACTGTTTTATATATTTATCATATCTACACAGAAAACTAAATGTACACGAGGATCTTTGCTTGCATTTAATGCAGTATGCGTTTGGGTTGTATCAACAAAATAAGTATTGCCAAACGGTAATCTTTGCACTTGATCATTTATAATCATCATGCAGTTATCATTTGTGTATATTGGTATATGTATTCGGGGAGTTTCGTCTGTGTGATAAGTTAAACAAGTCTTATGAGGCATAAGCATAAATCTACCTCTCACAATGTTATATTTTTTTTGTATTTTTGTGATTACTTCTTCAATATACGTATGTTTAACAAAATTACATGTAGTATTAAACTCGTTTTGTTTATATATTTTTTTACGTAATGGAAGTTTGCCGTTTGGATCTTTTTCATATGCAATCCAATCATAGAAAAGACTGCCACAACTTTCATATATTTGGTTTTCAGTTGCACAATCTTTTCTACATTGAACAGCAACCTGTTTTAGATTGCTTTGGAGTAAACTGTCTATGTCTAAACTGTAATATGTATCAACAACCTTTTGGTAATCAATATCAATATCAAGTTTACTTATCATTTATTAACTTTGAGAAACCGTCGTGTTCTGCTACCAATATCTTTTTTAAGTTTTCCTGTGTCTAATCTAAAATCCACAGTGTCAATTTGCTTATCATATTCTTTAAAGAAATCGTCTAAACTTGCTTCTACATCCTTAACTTCTTGGTTTGTCTTTTCAACGTCTATTTCCCAAACTTTTCCGTCTCGGAATGTGACGACTACTACGTTTATATATTCCAATGGAATAAAATCCATATCTATTTCATTTAATATAGCATCCCAGTAGTCGTCGTCTTTATGCGTCACTAGTTTCTGTCTTTTTTGTTGTTCTTTTTTTAGTAGGAACTAGTTCTTCTGCTTGCTCTCTTAGAGCTTTTGCTTCTTTAAACAAAGCATCAGCTTGAGAACGATATTGTGCTGCAAGTTGCTCATCAGAAATCACACCTTCTTCTGGTGTTGATTCTGTATATGCTGCAACTGGATCAACTGTGTTTTCTTGTGCATTGGCTTCAGGTTGCTTAGTTTCGCCGTCAGGACCTTTAAGTGCAAGATCAGCTACTGTTACACCTTTTTGCTCGGCAATCACTCTGTTAAGTTCGTCAAGTAAAATAGTTGTATTTCCGTTTGGAGTCATTTCAACATCTTTACTTTCAACTTTACGGATTTTGCCTGTAGTTTGAAAGCCTGCTAACATATTACGACCATCTGGTAAATATGCTCTTGCCATTGCTTCTGCAAACTCATATGCTTCTTGACCAGCTGCTGATTCAACTGTTTTAATCAGTGTATCGTGCTCGTCAGCTGACAAGTTTTCTGTTTGGATCACTAGGCAATAATCAGGATCGCCTGGAACCACACGGTATGCAACAATAACTTTACGCTTGTTTGCTACAATCCGTCCTACATGTTTAAGCGCCATTTACTTCCTCCGCTTCTGGTTGTGGTGCTGGCTGTGCTGCTGCGGCGCCTTCTTTGGCGGCTGCTGCTTGTGCTTCTACTTCTTTTAGAAATGCATCAAGTTTGTTATACAGTGCACCTACGCTGGCAATTTCATTTGCTTTAAATGTGCCACGCTCTGTTGCAAGTTCAATAACTGCTCTTGCTAATGCCAAATCTTGAATGTTTAGTTCGTTTGGATTTCCTTGTGTCTCGGTCATACTGTTTTACTCCTTATATTTTACTTATAACCTATTTGCTAGTTGTATTTCAAATGTGGACAAGCCAACATAAAAAAACTAAGTTCTTTTTGGCTTTCGAATCCTATTTGATATACTTGTGTGATGTTGTTATTATCATCTAATATTACTGAGTTGCCAAAAAAATATCTGCCACTCAATGATTCTGTAATCCAATCACAGATTGCTTGCTCCATATTATACCGTTTTGAAACAGTAATATTGGCAAAATGTGGAGGGCAAAATTTTACCCTCCTTAGTTCCAAAACATCTAATGGATTTGGATCTTTAAGCTTCACGCAGCCTCCTCATAATGTGCTGTCATGCCAAATGGTGCTTGTAAGTTTTTGTCATGATTACTATGTATTACAAAGATTGTATCACAGTAATCTGGATCGCCCCATGAGTCCCAAGCATAGCCATCTGTGAACATAATGAACTTTTTCGGTGTAATATCACGTTCTTTCATGTAGTTCCAGTTAACAACAAAGTCGGTACCACCGCCACCTTTTACAGTATATTCATCTAAACTTTCACCGCCATCTGCGCTAAAGTCTGCTTCGTTGTAAACTGCTGTATCAAAACACCATACTTTGATTTTGTAATCTTTGTATTCTTCCATAATACCATTTACTTCACTTAAGAAGTCTTTTGCTTGATCGTCGCCGATAGAACCAGACATATCAATGCTTACACAAATGTCAATAGTTTCAGCAAAGTTCATACCTGGTAGAATAGCACCTGTGTGCCAGCCTTTACGTGATGGACGAGCAAACGTGTAATCACTTTTAATAGTGCTCTGAATCTGTTGACGTAATAATTCACGCCAGTTCATTTTAGGTTCTGTAAGTTCTTTAATAAGACGTTCTACACCAGCAGGAACATTTCCAGCACCAGCAGTTTGTGCAGCATTAATCATTGCTTCTTTAACTTCGTCCTTGATTTGATCAAGTTCTGACTTGCTATACTTAGGACGTTTACTTTTGCCATCGCTGCCTTGTTCTTCGTCGCCATCACCTTCTAAGTCTAAATGCTCGTCTAGCATTTCGCCTAGTTGTTTTAAGAACTCTTCACCATTCTTTTTTGCTTCGTCAAAAAGTTCATCATATATTTCTTCTGATGTCCACTCTTCGTATTTGAAGTCTTGATAACAATCAACAAACTTAGGCTTTTCACCGATGCGATCTCTTACAAGTAAGTTGTTTACTTTATAATCAGCAGCAATATTATACAACAAAGGATTACGATCATTTCTACGACCTAAGTGGTCAAAAACACAATGCAAAATTTCATGTGCAATAACAAACTCGATTTCTTTGTTAGTCATTTCATTGAAGAACTGTGTGTTAAAGTACAAGTTGCGGCCATCTACAGCCGCTGTTCCACACCAATCGTCTGCACACACTACACGTAAACGTGTTGCCATATTACCAAAAAATGGATGTCTTAATAATAAACCTACACGGGCAATAGTAATACGATCTAACACATCTTCACGCATAACATCCAGTTCTTTTTCAGTAAGGTCTGGATTAGGTTGCCAGTTTTTAAGTTTAGTTTGTGTGTCTTTAGTAGACATTTCAATGTATGGCCATTTTGTATCTAACATTGTATTCCTCTTATCAGTGCCTATGTTTAATATAACATATTTAAGATATTTGTCAACCAATAAGATATGGGCAGCCGAAACTGCCCATATCAAACCTTGTTTACACCTGTTGTGCTGCTTTGATAAACTTACCAAAACGATTATGAAACTCGTCAAAGCATTCAACTTCGTCTGGATCTATAGGCAGCGCATACTGTGTAAGTGCAAGTTTAATGCCCATAACAACTAATTCAGTTTCAAAGTTGTCCATTGCAAAACGCAAAAAGTTGTTTACTTTTGTATCGAACATTTTGTCGTTTTTATCAGATGCTTCTTTAAGTTCGTAACATAATGAAACAGTCAAGGAATACATGGCACTGATTTCTGACGTTTTCATTTCTTTTACTTTACCGGCAAGAATATCTGTTGGGTTAGGCATTTCACTGGCAACCTTACGGTGTGCCATAAACTTAACAGCAAGTCCTTCTCCTACAGAACCTGCTACTAGGTCTGTAAGTGTACCTTCGTCAAGTTCGTCATCTAACAACTCGCTTACAAATGCCCACGAACGTGGTGTTGCAAACGAACGACTAGGTGACTTAGGATCAAAGTCGTACAAGTCTTTTTTAGCAAAAGTCAAGTAACCTACTACATCCTTATGTTGGCTATTATCAACTGACCAAGCAAACCAATCATCAAAATCGACAGCCAATTCTAAGTGAATAAAACGATTTGCAAGTGGTGCAGGCATACGATAAGTAACACCTTTGTCACTTTCTCTGTTACCCGCTGCAACGATAATAACATTGTCCGGCAGTTTGTATTGCCCGACACGACGATTAAGAATCAACTGATATGCTGCCGCTTGTACAGCAGGAGCAGCTGAGTTCATTTCGTCAAAAAATACAACAATGTTGTCGTATTGTGCTGCCAGTTCTTCGTCTGGCAGTTCTGATGGAGCACCCCACGCCATTTTAACGTTCTTTGCGTCAAAATATGGAATGCCTTTAATATCGGTTGGATCCCAAAGGCTCAACCGAATATCGATTAAAAGTGAGTTTGCAAGCTCGTTTGTAACTTGAGCTACAATATCTGATTTACCAATACCTGGAGGACCCCACAAAAAGATAGGGCGCTTTTTATTCATAGCATGGCGTAGCGATGCTTTTGCTTTGTTTGGTGAAACAGTACGAATTACGTCTGACATTTTGTATTCCTTCTATGTTTAACAGTGCCTATGTTTTACATTAACGTATTTTAAGAGTATTGTCAACCTCTAACCGTTAGCCCAGACAATAAATGCTATAATAACTCCGATAAAAATAGCAAAACCGCCTAACTCTACAATCAACTCATCCATAAGTGAGCTTTTGTGTGTACAATGTGGGCAATGACTTGCACCTACATCTTTTGTTTTAAAACAGTGTGGACATCTTAGTTCCATTAGAACATCTCCTCATAAGTTACAGTTGCGTCAAGCTCTTTGATAAGAGCCTTACCATAATCTGTGAACAAGAGACCTTGCTCCCAAACAAAATGCTCAACATCTTGGATGTGGTAGAAAGTTTCTTGTTGTGAAATCCAACGTAAAGCAGTTGTACGATCGCCCGCACCAAGACTGATAACGTCTTTAATACGATCTTCGAAACGTGCTATACAATACGCTTCGCGAACTTTTTGTTCAGCGATTTGCTTCTCAATAGTATCGCAATACTCATCCCAAGTCTTCTGCTTCTCAGCAGGAGTACAGTTATTCCAATCAGCATAAAATGCCTCACGAGGACGTACACCATATACGTCTTTGTAAAGATCGGAAATAATATCATCACAGTATGTGTACATTGTTGAACCCTCTATGTTCTGTTGCCCTATACTGTTAATATAGTACAAGTAGAATCGAATGTCAACCTCTTTTTAATCTTTTTTGCCTCTTTTCATGGCTTTTGTTAGTCCATATTTACGCAAATCTCCACTGAACAAACCAAGTTCAACTGCTTTACGCTCGTTTGTTACCGTTATGCTTCTGTTTGTTAAGTAATATGGACAATCAATAAACTTGTCTAGGAAAATAATAACTTGTGTAGTCATTGGCATATCTCGTGGATATGGAATATCGTAGGTTGTTAGTTCTATGGTGTTGATAACGTCAAAACCGTCATCTGTAAGTCTTAATCCGCCTGAGTCTTTCTTTCTAGTATTATACCACCATAGTGGCATATATTCTTTTACATTTACATCGCTGTAACTTTTGCCTAGTTCTTTTAGGAAAAGTTTTGTGTATGTAACTTTATCTGACATTTACTAGATTTTTTCACCTTCAGTGAGTTTGTATACAGCAAACTCGTCTGTGTTAAACATGTCGTTAAGTTTTTTTGCTAGATTGTGTGCGTGTCCTGGATTAGAAAAACTTGTTTTCTTATATTTTGGTCCGGGATAGTTTGTAAGTGCATTTGAACTTTTTAAGTTAAAAGGTTTATCTTGGTAAAACACTGCCCAGATAGCTTCCGCATCCAAAACTTGCTCACACTTATATGTGACCTTATTAGTAAATTCTAACTTTACGATAGGCTTGGGTCTACTCATATGCGTAATCCTTAATTATATACGCATATATTTATCTCTTTTTACCAGGCTCCTGAATCCATGTTGATTTCTATAACCTGTTCTTGATTAAGTTTTTCTATGTGTTCTGCTAAAAACTTTTCTAGATCTCCATGCAATCTTGTGCTCATTTCACCTAATGTAAGAGCTAAGATTTTTGCAGTATTAATATCTAATCTAACTTCCTTTTGTCTACTTTGTTCAGCAACCTTAACTATTTGTATAAACTGCTGAACAGGAAGTGTATTAATCGGATCTGTTGGCATTACTTAGTGCAGCTTTCATTTCTAGTTCAGTTTTAAACGGACCCATATATTGGTTACGCTCAATTGTAATTAGCTTCGGACAAAAGCTCTTTAACCAGTTTACATTGAACTTTACTAGATAATATCCTGCACAATAAACACTTTTAGACTTTTCACTTTTTGTAAAAAGAGGTAACTTTCTTTGGATATCAAACATGCTGTTGTATGGTTTTGTTCTTGTTGGATATCCATGTACTTCTTTTGCAGTACCTTTAGTTGTGTTGCTAATGTTAGCAACTAAAAAGTTTTTGCCATACGTTCGTTTTAGATGATTTTCACTTCTATAGTATGTGACTCTACCTTTGCTTGAAATAACAAATCCGTCGTCTTCTTTACTCAAAGTACCTATTTTTATGCCTTGATCTTCTACAATCCAAAACTTATCTTCTAATACAGGTTTTGCTTTTAATGTCATAAGTATCTCGCTTGTAATGGTTCTGAATATTGTGCTGCATTATCTGCAATACGTTGTAAATCCCAGCGAGCACAAAACTTCATAAGTCGCATACCAACTTGTGAAATGTTTTTGCTCTCTGCTGATTGGATAGTGTTATTTATTTCTTGCCTAATATGGTCAGGCTGTGCTGTAAGATCACATAATGTAACATTGCGTGTGTAATCATCTAACACACGATGTTCTACACCTTCATGATCTACCCAACGTTGTAACATCATGTTGTTCCAGTTGAAGCCTTTTGTGTCTTTGTCAGCAAACGCTTCTAACAAACCTACTTTGTTCTTTGTGCCTTTTTTTCGCACACCAGGGAACGCACTAAAAACATTGTCGCTAGTGTCACCACGCATACATTTCTCAAAAAGCATGTATTCGGGTTGTGGAGCAGGCTTCGGTTCACCTGTCTTCTTATCGCACACGGGTTTGCCTTTGTCATCAAAGTATCCTTCATGGGTAATAGTAGTATTACTTACCCCATTGTATTGACGTACATTAGGAGCAATAAGTTGTGCAAAGTCACCGTCAGTACTAATAATAACATGATCGTCGTTGGGATGATTCTGTATCCAACCTGCAATAAGATCATCTGCTTCTAGTACAGGATTATGCAAAACTGTGCAGTTAGTCTTGTCTGTAACAAACTCTTTAAACTCGTCAAAGATTTCCCAAAACACTTTATCTTCTTCTGCTTCACGTGGCGTCATAGCATCACGATGTTCTTTGCGGTTACGCTTGTAAGGTTCATAATAGTCCTTGCGCCAACTGCGGCCTTCTAAACAGAAAACAACGTGCGAACCATCAAAGTCCTGCCACGCTTTCTTAATACTGTTAAGTGTGATGTGCATAGCCATGCCAACCTTAGTATCAATGTCGCCACGTACAACATGACGAGCACGGAAAAATGTGTTAGCAGTATCAATTAGGATGTAAGTCATAAAACTCTTCTTCTACATAACGTTTCAGTTCATGGTCACCAACATTGTCGGGAACCTCGTGCTTGTAGAACAGACGATAACTGTCGCTACCATATTTGCCTATTCCATGTAACATT